CGTATATCTTGCCAGTAGAATTGTCATAATTCTCTGCGCGGAAGTCTGCTAGGGTTCCGATTTCGGTGACGGTTAAGTCTGCTAGATACAGAATATCATCGCTTCCAGCATCTGCGAAAGTAGAGGAAGCTCCGTCGAGCATAGCAACCACCATGCTGTTTCCGTTAGAGACAAACTCAAACTCTAAAGGCACCCATGTGTCAGGCGTTATAGATTGTTCTTGTTGGACACTCCCACTGCTTTGGTAAACCCGAAACCCATCCGCATTTGAGTTTGACGACGGAGTGTAACCAAAACACTTTAGACGTAGCCGTTTCCCAGCCGTTCCCGCCGCACCAAGAAATGTGGCATAATGCAACACACTAGATGCCGTGTTAACGGTCAGCTTGAGGATGTTGGACTTACCGCCAATTGGACCAGCTTCATCTGCGTCAGTTAGATTAACACCAGCAAACTCCCCACTTGGTGTTGAGTCTTGTGTGAACACCCCACCTAATGCCCCAGCCCACTGATCTGCTACACCCAGCTGCCCCGCGCGAAACAGCGTTTCAATTTCTGTTGCTGAAAGCTCGCGGTTGTGGATGGTGACCTGTTTTATTGCGCCGTCCGAGTATACACTCCCAAATCTCCCAAGATAGACAGGCTGAGTGGTGTTCGACATACCTGCATAGGTGCCTGTCTCTAATTTGCTAGACGGCACTAAAGCCCCGTTGACATATAAAGTAGCGTCCGCGGCCGAAAACGCTACATCCGAATTCGGTCCAGCACCAGCATAAGTCGCTGCAACATGTATCCACTGACCTTCATAAGACGTTAAAGCGGTGTCACTTAAAACACTAACATTGTTGCCGCTACTCGTGTTCAAGAAAAAACGCAGGTTATCGGTGTTATTAACAGCGAAAAACCATTCGCTCACAGAGCCTGACGCGTATTTTGACGCTATCGTAAAGTTCGTCGCGTCCGTCATATTTATCCAGCCACTTATAGTGAAAGGCAAATCGTTGCAGTCCTTCACTCTCCACACTGACCCGTCATAATAAACAACCTGCCCCGCTGTTACAGACGAACCATTGATAATGCTGAGAGTTGATCCACCCTGCACCACTGTGCCGTCAGCATCAATTTTGTAGTGGTCGTTCAGAGTCCCTGTCCCGTCCGTTAATGCTGGAGTATTATCCTCTGGTGACCAAGTGCCTGCTGTAGTTTTTCCAAACTCTGTCAGGGTAGAAAATGTTAGCTTATCATCGTCAGCCACCGTCAAGTATGAGGAACTCCCGTTGAAATACATCGACGGTGCCGTGGTCTTCAGTGCATTGGATTCCGCGATCTCGTCGCTGGAGTCAACCTCCAAGGTAGTGCGACCATCGGCTGCTGTTGCTGATCCGTCTAAGACATTGGCAACTGAGTCGATTTTGTACCAAGTCGCACCGTCATATTTTACAACGTCACCTACGGTGTAGGCGATGGACCCTGACCCCAGATCTTGGGACCCTGCAACGGTCACATCATAATAGTCACCAGCGGTGCCTGCTCCATCAGCAAGTGCAGGTGAGTTGCTGCTGGCATTCCACTCCCCTTTTGGCGTGTCACCGGAGGTGGGCAGGTAAGTGGCGTCGATTTTGTTGACCCCATTGAGCGGGGCTAATTTGTACGTAGAAGGAGCCGCTACGTAAGCGTCTGCGGTGTCTTGACGAAAGTTATCACGGGTGATTTTCTGGGTCCCGTTAGAAGATCCGTCTATAACTATGTTTGCGTCACTCGCGACAGTTGTTGCTGTTTTTGAGAGGTCTTTAATTCTTGTGGTGGCCATATTTATTCAGGGTCAGGGGCTTCAAGCTGAAGCGTTAAAATGTATTCATTATCGTCTGTGAACAGGAAGCGGCCGCTGTCATCGACAAGCAGTGTCGCTTCGGTGACATTGTCTCCGCCTGCGCTGACAACTGTTGGTAAACCTATACCGAATCCGATCATTATACATCGTATGCTGTGATTTCTCCAGTTGTCACTGTGATCGACGTTGCCCTGCAGCAACGCCAGTAGGACCCGGCCTGCATGTTCACGTTCGTGATTGTGCCTAGCCCTCCCGAAGTGACACTCCCAAGGACTGTCGCTGCGTGAGCGTAGATCCAGCTAAAGTTTCCAGCAATGGTTCCCGCTCCGTTTTGGTATGTTCCGCTGTCAGACCCTAAGGTCCCGTCTTCACCTACACGCACCGTGCGGTATTCATTGTTCTGGTCTACGCCAGTGATTAAGGATGCTCCTGCCATAATTAATATCCTGCTACCTGTATTCGGGTTGTTTGTCCCTGCTGTGTGTGAAGCTTTAAGAGCTCGTGATCTAAAACGTCTCTAGCATCTGCCTCTGCTACTCTGGCTCGGTCAAGCTCACCGTTGTGCCTGAGATAATCCGAGTAAGAGCCTCGCACTAAATAGTCGAAGAAGATTACCGGGATCGAAACTAGATCCCAGTAGCTCGGCTGATCTGTTGGGCTGTTGCTGCCAGCAGCCACTGGCTGGTTGGCGGTATAAAATTGTCCCTGAGTGTTGTCGTAAACCTGATCACCAACTGCATACGAACTGGAGCCGCTATACAGGTTCCCTGTCAGGGCTGGTGGTGATTTACGAAACCAGATCCACACTGTAGCGTTTGACTCTGCGATCTGGATTCCGTTCTCACTGAGGTACCATGTCAGGTCGTCCTGATTCTGGTTCGATTTCGGTGATTTGTTCCAGACAGAGAAAACTTCTCCTATTTCAGTCTGCCCTGATTGTTTGAGGTCAATGTAGTTTCCCTCATCGTCTCCTGTCTGGGTGACCGTTCTGGACTCTGTTACTGTGACCTCTGGCCACTTGGCCGCCTGCCACGCAAACTTGATCCGCCTGCTTGTGAAGTCTCTGAAAAGGTTCCACTCCAGCGTTGGCAGAGTGGCCCTGTCTATCCCAGCCAGATTCAATATCTGACTGAGCACTTGATTATAATTGAGCGGATCACGAGCCATAGCCGACTTGTATTTTTCCAGTGCCGCCGCTTTTGACTTTTAAGTCAGGGTTTTTGTCAGCAATGTATTTTCGGAAGCTGGGATCTTTCCAGATCTCCTTCCCTTCCTTCCTGACCCACTCCTGATAGACCTTATTGTCTACCTCCATGGTGGCTCGACCAATTCCGTCAACGCTTCTGCGAGACTGGTTGTCTCTGGCGAGTTCGCGCTGACGTTGTTCTGCTCTAGCCAAAATCTCCTCGCGGGAGCTATTGTATTTGTTCGCTAGAGCCTCCTTCACTGCCTCGGTGTAGTCTGACATATATATTTAAAGTTTTACCCGGGGTGGAGTGGGCCACAGAGTGACCCACTCGGTCCCGAGGTGCGAATTGCTGGGGTCGACCAGCAAAGTGTTAGGTGATCGATTAAGGATTGAACTGAGCCAATCCGATTGGGTTGCGGACCTGAAGAGCTGCGCGAGCTTCGATCAAGAACCGCTCACCACCACCACGATCTTCAAATTTCTCGACGGCTGGGTTCTTGTTGATCCGCAAGTCGATTTTGTCCATGTCCAACAGGTAACCACGACCAACGTCCTGAGCGGTCCCTGCAGCATTGTAGCCGATGAAATTATCAGCGATGACCTCTACAGTTCCGAAGTCTCCCTCGAAGATAGTGGTGCTGTTGCTGACCTTCTTCGCGTCACCAGAAAAATCGAAATTGCGGGAGCTGTATCCAGCAGTTGCGATGGTTCGCGTGAAATCGGTGAATGCTCGCCGCAGGGTAGCGTCACAGAGCAGTTTGTAGTCACCCATCATCCCTGTTGATGACCAGATGGTCTGCAGGAGGGACTGGATACTGGTCTCGGTCAGAGACGAAGTAGCTGTGGTGATATACTGACCTGCCGCAGGGCGATAGGCAGCAGGAACCTGATGAGACGTTTGAACTGAAATGTTGGCGGTATTACGAATCCACACGCCAAGGCCGCGCAGCAGGTATGGGTCACTGCCATCATCGGCCTGATGCTCTTGATCGGACAAACATGTTGCTTCCATGTCGCGAAGAAGTTCAACGCCTTTCTTGGCGATTGCTTCGGCGATTTCATCGGACACACCTGCCACGTCTGACACCTCTTGTGCGAGGCGGGAGACCTGTGCGGTGCGGCGGAATGTCTGCAGATAAGAGCTCAACAGGGCTCGGTTCGCAGCATGGTTCTCGTAACTTGAGACATCGGAGCCGTCAACAGTTCCGCCCAGCGATGGGGCGTCATATATGTCAACTGGCCACTCGATGTATGTGTTCCGGGGAGTAGCCCCTTTATTGACCAAAGTCATGAAGGGCGTTGCCTTCTCATCGACTCGTGTGAGCAGATCAAGCAAGTCTTCGCGCTTGCCAATCTGATTGATTTCAAATAATCCTGCCATATCAGTTTTTTCGTTAGTTTATCATCGCAGCTTTAATAAAATCCTTTAGTCCACTTCTTGATCCGGTTTTGAAGACATCCGATTTAGCCTTTTCAATTCGTCTCGCAGAGTCCGATAATTCGGTCTTCTGAGACGATGGGGCTCCGGGCTGACGTGTGGGTTCAGGGGTTCTCGGTTTGGTCGCTGGCTTTTTCTGAGCCTGCTCTTGTTCGATGTAAAAACCGACTAGAGCTCTGGCCAAATAGAGATCGACATCTGGGAGGTTTCTGATCCCGGGATTCGATTCTTTAACCTGTTCCACCCACGCTCGAGCTGGACTTTCTTCATCCCTCAGCCAAGGATATTTTGTTGCTGCAAACTCGAAGCTGCGTGCGTTCTGTTGAATCTGTTTTCTCCGTTTCGGAATGTCAGACTCACGTGAGAACTCAGCATTAAGGGCTAAATCCTCCAGCCAAGCCTCAGGATCTTCGGGGGTGGAATCGATTCGTTTTTCGATCTCCCTCTCGACCTGATCAGGATCTCTCCTGTATCTGGCTAGTGCTCGTTTGGCCCACCTCTCAGCCGAGAGGGCTTCGTCCTCCAGTCGGTCAAGGTCATCTTCACTTCTGGCCTGCATGACCAGATCGGAGATGTTCGACTCACTGTCAGTTTGCTGCAGTTTTTTCGATTCCAGTTGTAGCGTTTTCTGGCTCTCTTCTAATGCCAGTAGCCGCTCCTCCAGCTCCTTCTTTTGAGCTGTCAGACGGTTAATACGCTTCTGATACCCATTGTGCTCAGATTCCGTCTCCTCCTGACTTTCCTCAACTTCTGGCTGCGCTTCAGGCTGAGTTTCGTCAGGAACTTGTGGTTCCTCTGTCTCAGGCAGCGTCTCGGTCTGGGGGCTCAAGCTGTCTTTGAGCGCATTACGGAGCGCGTCCATGCCGCCAACTACAATTTCTTCCTCCGAGGGCTGGCTGGCCTCGGCTGTTTCGGTTTGTTCTGACATGCTGTTTTACGGCTGCAGGTGGCCGGACAGAGCGTTTTTCGTTCGCTCAGACAACGGTTTTTGTTGGCCTCGGGAGCCTGTCGAAAGTTAGACTTACCTAACATTGTTTGTCAAGCCTGCCTAGTAAGCAAAAATAATTGAAAATAATTGTTGAAATGATACGCATGAGAGCGTATATGTTTTGGTGTCGGGCGGGAAACCGCCCCACAAATTAGAAATCAAACTAAATTAGAAAGAAGCGTATATGATTAATTCCGAGGTCATTACAATCACTCCAGAACAAGCCAAGCTTTTTCTGGCACACAACACCGAGAATCGCAGGTTAAGCAAGAGCCGTGTTAAAAAATATGTAAGAGACATACAGGCTGATCTCTGGAAACTGAATGGCGAAAGCATTAAAATGTCAGATCGAGGCGTTATTCTGGACGGCCAACATCGATTGGAAGCTATTGTTCTGGGTAACAAACCAGTCGAGACTGTGTTTATCTCCGGTATCCCGCACGATCATGGCGTGTTTGAAACAATTGATGCAGGTGCCCCGAGAAGTGCGTCGGACGCAATGAGGTTGGATGGCATGAAGTATACTACACTGATTCCTGCGATAGTCCGAGCTGTCGCCGATTATGACTCAGGAAGGTCTTGGGATCGATCAATGAGTCATGTTGAGGTCAAATCAATCATTGACAGTGATTACGAGAATCTTGCCAATGCAGCAAAGGCGGCGGAGGAAATGAAGCATGTGGTTCTCCCGAGCGTGTGGGGTGCGTTCTTCTATATGGCTTCGAGAAGGTGGCCAGAATCGACTATTAACTTCCACAAACAAGCCAGTCAGATGGTCAGCATCTGCTCGGGATCGCCAGTGCTCGCACTCAATAAGGCATTATCGCAGTTACCCGGAAAAACTAGAACTGACAAGATTAGTATTATCGAGAGATGCATTGTCGCGTTCAATTCGTATCTTCAGGGTCAGCAATTAGCCAAGATCAGATTGAGCAAAAAACGTGCACAGATTTTGAAATGAACAATGACATACCAAAAGTCAGCGAAGCCGAAGAAGGCTTTTCTGGCTATATAAACCACGAACAATGGCATCGCGCCTTCCGACTATTTTGGAAGAAGCGAGGAATCACTGAGTATACATTTAACGGACAGGCTAATAATGAACGAGACACTACAGACACTACTGAAAACCTTTGAGGATTTGCTTTCGCTACCGGAGCAAGTCTCAAAACTGAGGCAATCACATGCGGCGAGCTTGCAGACTTTGCAGGCGCAGGTTGATCAGCTTCAGACCCCGAGAACAGCACCTACGGGTTTGATGCGCTATCACTATGAACTGGACCCCAAAGATCCTGACGGCAGTTGGGATCGCATCGTGAAGGAAGGCCAAGCGGAGCAGAGGAAAGACTTCTTGGAGGGAGAGGCATACTGGACGAGCAAGCAGGGGAAATCCCCATCGGGTTACGGGTGGTTTGGGTCTGTGTCCATGCCAGTTATCACGCTTGTGGCGACAGCACCGGAGTATAACTTCAGGCGCACAAAACGACTCCCCGGTAGGTTCAGACTGTGGTCACCTACGAGGTGGGGAAGTACCTTGCGGTTCCACTGTGATGAGGGTCCGACTCTGCGTGACAACTGGACAAACTCTGAGGGGATAGCCTACGGGTTCAAGACCAATGCACCGATTGGGATCTACGTGGAACCTACCACGTATGTGGACGATCAGTTCCACGTAAGACCTTTTGAGCAGTCTATTGAGAACTGTCTTCTTGTCGCTCACAACGGCACTCTGCCGATATATCTGGCCGACAATCAGGATCGGTTTTGGATCAGGGACTGCAATATCCAACAGCACCAAGGCGCACAGGTTGGGATCAAGCATGGGCCACCTATCGAGACGAGCAGCCTCCGACAGGCACCCATGGCCAATGTGTATCTGGCAGATCCGAAGTTCATCGATTTGCAGATGGAGGGCCCACACAACGCACAGCGGCCACAGACTGCGATCTTCGCGGCTGGAAACAACATCCACATGCGGGGCTTGAACCTGTATGGCTGGCTACAGGGTCCGTATCTCCATGGAGGCATGAACCGCTACGTGCAGGTGCAGGTCCACAAGTCCAATACCCATGATGGAAGACAGCCACTGCCTCTGCACGAGGTGTGCGGGGTGACACTGAACAAATACCTGCCCGGAGAGGTAGCTGATTGTGTGGGTGCGGGTGTGGCGAAGTATGTCCCGGCTGCGTATGTGGCACCCTCTACCCTCGGAACGCACAGGAAGGGGGAAGGTTTGTATGGAGGCTGAGGAGAACTTTTTAAAACAGAAATCTGTTTACTCAGGCATCACATTACAAGCTGAGGTTTTACGTGGAGGTCAGAACCAATGACGGTATCCATCCACATTGAATACACGGGTGTAAACGTGTATAAATGGGACCATGAAAACAAAACACTGCTGGAGAATGCGATTGAGGAGGTTGAACAATGATATCACACACGTGGCGAGGAAATAATACCGACGGCAACCAAGACGCACTGGTGCATAAACTGGATGACATCGGCTTAAGTGAGGCGGCAGAATTAATCTGCGACCTAGACGAAAAGCTTACCAAGGCACTTGAGAAGTTGCAGGTGGCTGAGGATTTGCTTAACGAGAGGGATTAACATGGAACCACTAACAATATTTGCATCAGGTCTGGCACTGGGAACGGTGCTGGGGATTATCATTTCAATGTTTATTGAATGAAAACTATGAAGACACAAGAAAACAAATGTAAACCAGCCTCACTGCTGGAGATCGATGACAGCTACGTGCAGGCCACATGGCGTCACCCACAAGCATCTACCGAAATCATCGGGATCTACCGACTCAACCCAGACGAGGTAAGTTGGTCCCTATCACAGCCCATACGTGGGCCGTGGAGTGTGATTAGAGACGGTAAGGTGGTCAATGACCATACCAACTACACAGAGGCTTACAACGCCGCCTCAGTGCATGCCATGGCTCTATTCGAGCTACTCAATAACCAAGGCCCATCCGCAGTCAAGCAGGCATGGGCAGTGGACGGTGGCACTGTCTATGATCTGTGAAGCACACTATCACATTCAAACTCCCTCAAGAGCGGGAGCAACTGGAGATCCACCTTAAAGCGGTGGACAATGCCAGCATTCTCCAAGAATTAGACGAGACCATGCGTGGCTGGCTGAAACATGGCTTCCCAAAATGCTGCACACTGGAATCCATCGCTCAGCATGTCCGGGACATGATCAACGAATGAAATACTTGATCTCAATTATGGCTGTGATGATCGCCTCGGTTGCTTCTGCAAGCGACATCGTCTCAATGACGATCCTCGCAGAGGCCCGGGGCGAGGGGCCAGACGGAATGGCAGCAGTGGCTGCCTGCATACAGCAACGATCCCTGAATAGGTCCATGACACCGGAGGCGGTCTGCCTCGAGAAGAAGCAGTTCTCATGCTGGAACGGCAAGCGTCCTTCGGATCTCGAGTACCTGCTCAAGCTGCCTCAAGCGAAAACCGCCAATTGGCTATCCAAAAACCTGCACAAACTCAACCGAGCCAAAATCGGCTACGCTGACCATTACCACGCCGACTACGTCAAGCCGTATTGGGCTAAAGGCAGGCAATCGACAATAAAAATAGGCAAACACATTTTCTACAAACTTAAATGAAAACCATCGAAGCACACTGGGACCCTGAAGGGATGATGCCGCCTGACGCAGATCCGCAGGAGGAATACGACAATTACAGGGATTTCGCCAAGCGATCCCATGATCTGACAGGACTAACTGGCGAAGAGTTCACTCTCGAAGACTTCAGGGAATACATAAATGGAATCGAACCACTTTAATCTTAAAGCAGTGTTCTGCGCCGTCGATGAAGATCGGGACACCGTTGTCCTGACCATCAATGGCGAGGAAGTTTCGACTAGGGAGGCTGTTGTCACTTTATGCGACAATTACGGCATGACGACACGGGATCTGGCTACACTCATGGCCGTTCCCGTCAGAACAGTCGAGGGATGGAGATCAGGAAGACCCAGCTCCATCCTGAACCGAATGAGGCTGGGTCGAGCTGCTGAGAAACTGTCAGAGGCTAATCCTCCTCAGGAGTTCCCTTGAGAGCATCGGCATACAGGTTCTGTAAAGCGAAATACAGATCCTGTATTGCCGAGAGCCTGCCCGCAAAATAGTGGCGATCCTCTGAAGACAGGCCGTGGCCAGACACATTGCTGGACTCGGCTTTGATCAATTCGTTCAACACCACATCCAACGCCTTTCTCACCGGGTGCTCTTCCTGTAGCGAGAATGCTTCCAGAAGCCACGGTTCGTGGCCTGCAAACCTGTATTCGTTATGCATTTGGGTTAACTCCTATTCTTCCGATCTGCGCGTTCTGTTGTTGAGTCAAACTCATCTGCAGGTTCTGCGCGAATGACTGAACCAACTGCGAGAACTGCTCGTCAGCTTCCATTTGCTGCTGGTATTTAGGGTTGTTTTGTATGATCTGCTGAAGGAACTGCATTTTGATCCCAGCAGACGGATCGTTCTCAACGTATCGCGGCTGGTTGCCAAGGGCCATCAGCGCAACCTGATTGTTCATGTCGTCGTACATTTTCTGGCTGGCCTCTGCCTGCTCGATGACGAGTTCATCGGCCAGCGTTGGATCGATAACCTGCAGTTTCTTTCTGATGAGCTTCGTTCTGTCAACGATCCCCATGGTGTCTTCTGGTAGCACAAACTGAGAAATAGCCTGAAGTTTTTTCTCGACGAATTCGTTATCAAGTTCACGCACGTCAAAATGCAGTGTGAAGTTAAATTTACGTGGGTCTCTGGGAAGGGCCATGTTGGTCCCCGTGACTGTGGCGAACCTCTCGTCGGTGTCGAATACCTGAGTCAGATCCCAGACTCGACCAATGACAGATGTCATGTGCCTGAGCCATCTGTGGACATATGCCTGCTGCCTTAGCTGCGTCTCTACTGCTGGAACAGCAGCGTTCGGCCTTCCGAAGTATCTGTCAGTCCGCTGCTGGATGTGATCCATCAGCGCGAACGCTAAGTCAGCCCCTCTTCGGGGAGACTCCATCCACGTAATGTCACCCGGACGCTGCTCGGAGACCTGAACACCCGGGCCAACCTTGATTCTCTGTCCGTATCGAAGCGGAACTTTTAAGGGTGGCAGTGTCTCAAAGCTTGACCTGTCAAAGACCATGTCAGCTTGAGCCTTGTATTCAGCCTGCCACGTTTTGACGATTTCTGCGACACCACGTGACTCGATAGGGCTGCGTCTCGTTTTTTCCCGTGTGAATGACTCGAATGGATAGGTATCTCCTGCCTCTGTGACGAGCTTATGCTCAGCGTAGACCTCGTTTCCCTTGGAATCCTTCTCCATATAAGGCGAGAACACGGTCATGTATACACCCGGGGTCCCTGTGTCTGTCACTCTGCGACTATATGCATGGATGACTTCGATCAGGTTTGTCTTCTCGTCCATCCGCTCAGTAGAGCCCAGCACAGGGCTCAGGCCCTGATCCCACACTTGCGAGCTCCTGCCTGCTGTCCGCTTAACCTCGTCCACCCATTCCCTGCTCCACTCACCACTGGCCGCCTTTTCTTCCAGCTCAGCCACGGTGTAGTATTCCCTGCGGAATATGGCTCGAGCTCTCTGGAGATCATTCGTTTCTGGCGGAAACAGAATCTCGTGGTATGGGCGAAGAGCAACAATCCGAGGCTGGTTCCGAGCCATCTCGGGAAGCTCGAACGTGGTCTCTCCGTCACGCACGATGTCGCGGATGTGTTTGAGTGCTTTCGATCTGGTCAGTCCGTCATTGCTGGCGACAAGCAGATCCGCCAGATACTCCTCTTGATCCTGCAGCACAGCGGTCAGAGCATCGACTTGTTGGGGGGCATCTACTCCGAGGAAACCGGAGAGGGTTTGGAGGTTTATTGTGCGCGGGGTCTGGGCATAACTACGATCCCAGATAACATGAAGGACGCTCCAACCATACTGTGCGGCATATTCTGCATGCAGCTCCAGCTCTTCTTCCCAACCGGGCTGCATTAAAGTGCTCAGCATCCATCGCAGGTAGAGCCCAACTGCGGATGCCTGTTTGTGATCGGC